CGCCTACCTGCGTTGGGTAGGCAACCGGGCGACGAGAACTAAAACCTGACCGAACGGTCATTTGTAGCGTGCTGCTCGAGGTCTCGTCGCCCGGCCTTTCTCCCCTTGCGTAAATATATGCGCAGACTCTACACTGCCGCCGCATGAGCCCAGACGACATCCTCGCAGTCACCTGCCACTACTTCAGCATCACACCCGACGACGTGAAGGGCAGGTCACGAGCTCAAAAGGTCAGCGTGCCGCGCAAGCTCGCGTGCTACATGATCCGTCAGATGCTTCCCCTGAGCTTCGAGGACATCGGCACTTGGCTCGGCCTGCGCGACCATTCCACGATCATCTACTACATCAAAGACGTCGAGAGCAAGCTGCCGACCGATCCGCTTCTCCAGAAGTTCTACCACGAGATCGTCGCCTACCTGATGCAGCACAACCCCGTCGCGCACGCCGAGGCCCAAGCCGACACCCATGCCTAGCAGCCGCGTCGGTCTCTGCCTGCCATGGCCTGACAAGAAACTGAGCCCTAACGCACGACAGCACTGGGCACAGCGCAGCGCCGCAGTCAAGCGCGCCCGCAGTCAAGCCTACCTGCTCGCGCGCGGCAGCATGACGCAACCCGGCGAGACATGGGCACCCTTTCAACAGGCAGGGACCGATGACCAGATCAACGTCCGGCTGACGTTCGAGCCGCCCGCCCGTTACCGCTACGACATCGACAACCTCGTCGCGCGCATGAAGTCCAGCCTAGACGGGATCGCAGATGCCATCGGCGTCGACGACTACAACTTTCGGCTCGAGCGTCCAGTCATGGCGGACCCACACAAGCCGCACGGGCGCGTTATGGTCACGCTGGAGATCCAGCCGCATGACTAAGAAGAAGCAACCCATCGGCAGGCCGCGCAGCGTGATGACTGAAGAGGTGATCGACGCGATTCTGCGGCATGTGGAGCTGGGGATCTGGCCCGACCGTGCAGCGCAGCTTGTAGGCATCGACTCCGCAGCCATGCGCAAGCACAAGGAGCGTCACCCCGAGTTTGTCACAGCCCTAGAAAAAGCGGAGGCTCATGCGGAGAGCAGCTTCCACAGCCGAATGCTCCGGGCGATGGACGACAACTGGACGGCGGTTGCGTGGATGCTCGAGCGACGCTTCCCCCAACGCTACGCTAAGCAAGATCCCAAGGTCGTCGTGCACAACGAAGCGCACGCGCAGGCTGGCGTCGCGCAGGTCGGCCCGCCCGTGCCCGACAGCGCCGAGTTCGCGCGGCAGCTCATCCAAGCCACACAGATCGCACAGCGCGTCCTAGCGGTGGAGAATGAGCCAGCCGGCGGAACGTGAGGCGCAAGGCCGCGAGAAGTGCGCGGCAGCTCTCGAGCAGCTCTGCCCGCGCGTCTACGGCAACCCGTGGATACCGCACTGGCCGCTGCCAGCGCAGCAGGTCTTCCTTGGCCTGCACCTGAGCTCGCCGACCGATCGCGTCTTCCAGGCTCTCTACGGCGGCAGCGCAGGCGGTGGAAAGAGCGACGCGCTGCTCATGGCGGCGGCGCAGTATGCGTGGAACGAGCCCGACTTCGCCGGCATTCTGTTCCGGCGCACGTTCACCGACCTGACCCAGCCGGGCGCGCTGCTCGACCGGGCGATGGAGTGGTGGATACCCAAGGGCGCGCACTGGGACGGGACGAACAAGGTCTTCCGGTTCCCCAACGGCGGCAAGGTCGCGTTCGCCTACCTGTTCAAGCCCAACGATCACCTGCGCTACCAGGGCGCGGAGTATCAGTTCACGGGCTGGGACGAGCTGACGCAGTGGCCTACGGCGGCACCATACGAATACGTCGGCATCAGCCGCGTGCGGCGCGGCAGCGACAGCCGCATTCCGCTGCGGACCCTCGCAGCCAGCAACCCCGGCGGACCCGGCCACGACTGGGTCGCGCGGCAGTTCATCGGCGGCATCGACCCCGACACCGGGCAGCGCGCGCCGCCGCAGCACCGCTACGTGCCCGCCCGTATCGCGGATAACCCCTACCTCGACCGCGACGCCTACGTGGCTGGCCTCGAGCACCTGCACCCGACCGTCCGGCAGCAGCTCCTCGAAGGCGACTGGTCCGCTCGTGAGCCCGGCGACTACTTCCGGGCGGAATGGTTCGGCCCGCTCCTCGACCCCGAGACCGACCGATGGCCGAGCTCGGACTGCCAGCGCATCCGCTGGTGGGATCTTGCCGCGAGCGAGAAGAGCACCGCGGCCAAGACCGCCGGCGTGCTCATGGCGCGGCACCGCCGCGGCGTGCGCGCGATCGAGCACTGCCGGGCATTCCGGGCAACCCCTGGCAAGCGTGACGACCTGATCGTCCAGACGGCGCAGGCGGACGGGCACGCCGTCACGGTGGGCCTGGAGATCGAGGGCGGCAGCGGCGGGCTGGCGCAGTTCCACGCGCTCGAGAAGAGGCTGCGGGCGCAGGGCTACCGCGTCGTCGGCGCGCGACCCAGCTCGATGACAGACCGCGAGGCGCGCACCATGACGCGAGGCAGCGCGAGCATGTCCGCCAAGACCAGCCGCGCCGACCCGGTCGCGTCGTGCCTTGAGCGTGGCTTTCAACGTCGCGGCGAGGGACCGGACACAGGCGCACCATGGCACGGCGTCGACGCTGGCAAGACTGTGCACGATCAGACCGACGGCATCCGGCTCTTCGCAGGCCCGTGGACAGCGGACTACCTGAGCATCGTTGAAGGCTTCCCTGACGCCGCGACGTGCGACGAGGTCGACGCTACCAGCGGCGCATGGGCGTGGCTCGAGGCACACCCGCTAGGCAACCGTCAGCCGTTTGGTAACATTCCGCAGCGCCGCAACGTCACGCACGACGTGCACCCCGACGACCGGCAGGAGCGGACCGACCGATGGCTCATGCCATGAGCTAGCAGGCAACCACAGACATGGTCATCTACTTCGCCAAAACGTATCGCCCGCCCGCAGGTGCCAAGGGCAACGCCAAGAAGGTTCTGCGCTGGCGGGAGGAACACGGCGACGCAGTGCAGGGCATGACGCGAGTGGGCTGGGTCCGAGCCCGGCAGCTTGCCAGCGGCAGGCCGATCAGCGCGGAGACCGTCAAGCGCATGGCTGCCTTCAACAGGCACCGCAAGAACGCCGAGGTCAGCGCCGAGCACAAAGACGAGCCGTGGAAGGATGCGGGATACGTCGCTTGGCTGGGATGGGGCGGCACGACCGGCATCGAGTGGGCTATCCGCACCAGCGCATCCATGCAGGACTAATCTGCTACACTGCGCGCACCATAAGGCGACAGCATGACGACCGAGCTACGAGTTCAGAACCAGAGCCAGAACCTCTACGTCCGCGCGCTGTCGACGGCCTACCGCAGCGGCATCCAGGTCCACGACCCGAGCCTGTGGCTGCTCCGCGAGCCCGAACTCGAGGAGAAAATGCTGCGAGACGCCGACATCGCTCACGCGGTCGGATACCGGCGGCACCTCATCGCCGGACAGCGGTGGAACTGTATCCCGCGCGTCACCGGCAGCCCGCGCGCCGACTTGTCGGTCGGCATCGCCAACGAGCTGCTTGACGGCATCCAAGACTTCACGCAGGCGCGGCTCAACCTTGCGCGCGCGTTCTTCTCCGGTGCCCGGTTCGGCACAATCCACGGCAAGGTGCGCACGCTGACGATCGGCGACGGCAAGCCTCGTCGCTGGTGGTGCCCGGTGCGGATCGAGGACCACGACAAGCGGCTGTTCCGCATCGTGCCGCAGCACGGCGAGACGCTGACCGCTAACTGGGAACGGTGGGACGTATACGGCCAAGAGTGGCAGACGCAGAGCGTGCAGGACGCCGCGCACACGATCCGGCATGTCTACCAGGACGACGAAGGCACGCTGGGCCACGGGCGCGGGCTGCGCGAGGCGCTGGGCTGGTGGTGGTATGCCAAGACGCAGGTGTTCCAAGAGAGCCTGCAAGCGGTCGAGCGGTTCGCTCAAGGCATCCTGACCGCCAAGGTCGACGGCGCGCGCGACGCCGAGACCGGCCTGCCGAACACGGAGCTGATCAACCAGTGGCGCGACGTGCTCGAGGATCTGCGCAGCCGGCACGTCCTGGTCTACGACAGCAGCGACACGGTGGAGAGCGTCAGCGTCAGCGGCGAGGGCTGGCAACTGATGAACACGATCCGCGACGAGCTGCGGTCGACGATCTACACGCTCATCATGGGCGCGAATCTGACGACCTCGGCCAACGACGGCGGCAGCTACGCGCTCGCGCAGATCCAAGAGAACAGCACCGAGGCGCTGGTCCAATACGACCGCGAGACGCTCGAGGACACGCTCACCGACGACCTGCTCGGCTGCATCTGGTGGAAGAATCACGCCAACCTGCAAGAGCTCGGCATCGCCAACGAGAAGCCGCGCTTCAACATCACGCAGGAGAAGCGGGAGGATCCGCAGGAGCGCGCCGCAGTCGCGCAGGTGCTTGCCAGCATGGGCGTCGAGCTCTCGCTCGAGGACGTGCTCGAGCAAACTGGATTCCGCAAGCCTGAGCCCGGCGAGGAGGTCGTCAGGAGCGCACCAGATCCGGCCTCGTCGCTATTCGGTGGTCTGGGCCTCGGCACCTCACAGCCCGAGACGGCAGAGCCCGAGCAACCCGCCGAGCCCGTGGACCTGCAAGAGACGGCGCTCAACGGCGCTCAGGTGCAGGCGGCGGCGGACATCATCGACCGCGTCGTCAACGGGCAAATGCCTAGCGGCACTGCCATCCGAATGCTGACCAGCATGTTCAACCTGCCTCTCGACGAGGCGCAGGCCATGGTCACCGAGGCCGAGCAGTTTACCCCGACACCTCAAGCCCAGGTCTGATGGCGAACGTCTACGAGCGCATCGACGACGACAAGCAATTCCTCAACCGTCACCTCGACACGGTCGGCGACGGGACGGGATCGCACGATGCCAACGTAGACGGCAGCGAGGCATCTGATCTGGGGCCGCAACTGTTTCGGATCAACCCGCCGACCGAGGGCACGCATGTCATCCACAGACTGCACGCCGTCGTAGAGGATCAGGGCAACTTCCAGACAGCGACCTACGGCGCGCTGGCCGCGCTGACGAACGGGTTGCGCGTCGGCTACTTCAACACGACGACCAACGCGATCGTCGACGACCTCACCGCAGGACATCCGATCAAGACCAACTTCGACTGGTCGCTGCACGCCTATCCGGCGACGTTGAATGCGTGGGGCGGCGGCAACCAGCACCTTGTCGCCGTCTGGGACTTTGCCGAGGACGGATGCAGCCTGCACGTCAACTCGCTACAGCCCGATCGGTGTTTCGGCGTCGAGGTCCGCGACGACCTGACCGGCCTCATCGCGCACGAGTTCATCGCTTACGGCTACACGGTATGAACACAGACAAGCTGCTCGAGGACGTGTCTGGCCGCTACGCGCGGCTCTACTTCGCAGCCATTCACGAGCTCTACGTCGCCAAGGTCCGCGACGACCGCGTCAGCGCCCGCGCCGCGCGCGAGCAGCTTGCCAAGGTCATGGCCGAAACCATGGGCGTCGGCGAGATCCTGGGCGCTAGCCTGCTGTTGCAGAACCTCAAGCGCAGCGCCAAGTTCGCCGCAGACGAGCCGACGCAGACCCTGCTGCCGCGCGTCACCTTCGACGAGGCGCTGCAAGACATGGTCGAGCGCGCACCCGTCACGCTGGTCGACGCAGCCCAGCGCACCGCGCAGCGCATCGCGCAACTCTACAGCGAAGACGCGGTCATGGCGTTCGTGCGGTCGGCGGAGGAGAGCGTTACCAGCGAGGCGCAGAAGTTCATCGAGCGCGCGCTGCGCGACGGCGTGCCCGAGGGCGAGGCCGGCCAGCGTCTTGCCATGCGCGTCGACGACATCCGCGTGCAGTCGCAGGCGTGGTCAGAGGGCTACGCGCGAATGGTCTTCCGCACCAACATCAACACCGCCATCAGCGCCGGGCGGTTCCGGCAGGCGCAAGATCCAGACATCCAAGAGGTCGCGCCTGCGTTCCGATTCGACGCAGTCGGCGACGGCGACACGCGCGACAACCACGACGCCGCTGACGGTCTGATCATGTCGGTCAGCAACCCCGAGTGGCGCAAGATCGCGCCGCCGCTCGGCTACAACTGCCGATGCCAAGTCGTGCATGTCACGCGGTCAGAGCTCGAGAGGATGGGCCGCATCCGCAAAGACGGCAGCTTGATTGAGGACAAGGTGCCCAGCGGAGCGTTTGCCGACCCTGGATTCCGACACGGTGGTCGGCCTGACCTTGCATCTGTGAGGACGTAGTGCGCGAGGACTGGAGCAACACGCAGGCCAAGTTCCGACGCATCGCCGCCACCATGGGCGTCAGGCGGATTGCCAAGGAGCTGCCAGCGCACCATGCTACGGTCTACCGGCTAATCCGAGGCGACACACAACAACCGACGCACGCGATGCGTGCTGCCATCACCAGAATCGTCAAACAACACGAGAAGCCATGAGCACCGCTCCCTACTTCCACAAGCAGCACGTAAAGATCGTCGCCAACGTCACGACGGCGCAGAACACGGACATCCTCGAGTCCGACTTTCAGAAGGTCTACGACGACAGCATCATCCGTGTCACGGCGTGGGGCGGCGCGATGAATCTGCGCTTGGTCCCTAATAGCGGCGGGGGCGTGAGCATGTTTGGAGGAGTCAACCTCGCCGGCAATCTCCGATACGAGGAGTTCAATCTGGACAGCGGCAGAAC